AACCCTGCCGAGGTTAGCGCGGTGACTGCTGCGAATGAAGAAGAGGTTAGAGCCATGCAGTTCGAGAAGGACCAGTATGGCAACCGCAGGATTCAGACCGATAAGTCGTTCAAGTCTAGATATGAGAAACTGAGAGATCAGGTTTACGGCACAGAGGAGAACAGAATCATTATTGGTTGACATAATACCCAACTAATGGTAATGTATCAGAGATAACAACCCACCCGACACCCTCCTAGAGGCCGGATATGTGGATTTTGAGCAAGTAACTGCCAAGATCGACCCACCCGGCCACTCGATCAAGGCGCAACGTATGCAACTAATCGAACCTAGGAGGGTTCATTATGTCTAAGTTTCTAACAGCAGCCGCTGTAACTGAATTCGATAACGAAGTAAAACATGAATATCAGGGTTCTGGTAAGCTCCGTAATACCGTCACAGTCCGCAATGGTGTGACAGGTGAAGCCTACAAGTTTACTCGCATGGGTAAAGGTCTTGCTAACCAGAAGGCCACCCAAGCCGATGTAACCCCCATGGACATCTCCCACGCACGTCAGACTGCAACCATGGAGAACTGGAACGCTCCCGAATATACCGATATCTTCGACCAAGCCGAAGTAAACTTTGATGAGCGTCAAGAACTCGCCAAAACAATCGCCATGGCTATCTCTCGTAGAGAGGATCAGCTTATCATTGATTCAATGGCCGCAGTATCTTTCGTCGCCACCAACGATCAAGACCCAGACACCGGGCGCGTGTTCGACATCTCCGCAACCCGCAACTTCGACCTTGATTCTCTCAGGTCTGCCCGTGGTCATTTCGATGATATTGAGGCAGATTCAGGAGATCAGCACATTATTCTGAGATCAGCCGCTTTGCAGAAGTTGCTTGAAGATACTGAGGTCACTAGCTCAGACTTCAATACTGTTAAGGCGCTGGTGAACGGTGATCTTGATACCTACATGGGCTTTAAATTCCATGTCATTGGTACTCGAGCAGAAGGTGGTCTGCCTGGTGTAGCCGCTGATCGCATTGCCTTCGTATATCACAAGCCTGCTGTTGGTATCGCCATTGGTATCGACATGAAGACTAGCATTGACTGGGTAGCTCAGAAGACCTCTTGGCTGGCCAATGGTATGTTTAAGGCTGGCGCTGTAGCCCGTGAGCCCCAAGGTATTGTTAAAATCCAGTATGACGAAACCGTTTAAGGAGATATAAGATGGCTTTTTCTGCAACCGAATTCTTGCCCCTTTCATCCATGGCCAATAGCAATGGCCCCCGGCATTTCACCTATGCCACTGTTGATAATAAGGCAACTGCTGTGGCATCTGGCTACTTCGATGATGCCGTGGTCTTGGGACTCAAGCAGGGTGATGTTGTCTGGGTTGTCGGTGTGACCGGAGGCACTGAAGTGTTCACCATGATCTTTGTTGATGCCATTTCTGGCGCTGGTGTTGTTACCGTACTGTCTTCGACACTAACTCTTGCATAAAGGACAGGGAGGGGCTTAACGGTCCCTCCCTAGAGGAGTTGCGATGCCAGTAAGAGAAATAATAGCCGCTACAACCTCTGCGGTTGCAAGTGAAGCTTTCAATGTCGTTAATATTGCGACAATCACTACCACGGCTCTCGGTGCTGGTGAAACGGTTAATATACAGATCACACACGATGGCATCACATGGCAGGACTTATTTATCCAAGACGTTCAACAAATCATAACAAATACCAACAATGCAGCGACAGTGGCCGAACCCGGCAAGTTCAGAGTAAGCAAGAGCGTCACAGTATCTGCGACCAGCGTCAATATCTGGACATGAAATCAATCAGGTTAGGCTAGGAGTGGATCAATGCCATCAATTGAAAAATTCACCATAAACCCCAATTTAGCTCGACCACCATTTGGGACTCTCGTTGCTGGTGGTAAAATAAACGGGTATCAGGCATTTAACAAGTTCGCAGAATCTTCAATCATCCCAATAGCTACAGAACGCGATGTATGGGACAGTGTGACTGATTTAGTCTATCTAGACACTGAAGAGTTTCTGGATGTTGTCAGTGACAGTATTGCAGACACATCAACGGGGACCGGCGCTCGCACAATGTCTATTTTAGGGCTAGACCTGAACCGGAACTTTATTGATGAAACCGTCACTCTTAATGGTTTGACAACCGTACAGACGGTTTTAAAATACTTCAGAGTATACAGAATGACGGTCAGAACTGCCGGATCTGGCGAGTCTGCTGCCGGTACAATAACAGTCACATCTGTTGTGACAGCAAGGGAACAAGCGCACATAGTAAACGGGAACAACCAGACATTGATGTCACATATGACATGTCCCGCCGGGAAGGTTGTTGTCGGTGGTGGATTCACTGTCTCCACAGGGGCAGGTAAGTCTGCCATTGTTAAACTTTTAGTAAGAGAGCCTGGAGGTGTCTTTAGGATTTCTGATGTCATTGCTGTGACTGGTCAATTTCAGCGGAATAGAGAATTCGGTTTAGCTGGGATACCTGAAGGCTCTGACCTTAAAGTTAGAGCTATACCATCAGACAACAATACTCTCGTAACCGTATCATATGACCTCATTTTTTTAGATGACAAGCTGGGGGGCGGATAAGTGGCGTCTGATATTGATATAGCAAGCAACGCCCTTTTGCTCATAGGTGATAGCCCTATCTCTTCATTCTCCGAAGAGGGGGCAGGGGCAACTGTTGCGGCTGCTTTATACCCTGACACCTATGATAAACTACTCTCTGAGCATCCCTGGAGCTTTGCTTTTAAGGAGCAACAACTCAACAGGTTATCTGAAGCACCAGATCCACTGACCAACTTCAATAATGCGTTCCAGTTACCCACTGACCTCATCAGGCTTTGGGCTATATTGCCTCATTCAAATTATGTGATAGTGGGCAGTCTGCTCTATAGCAACCAGGAAGAACTTTTAGCTAGATACATCTTTAGACCACCAGAAACCTCATTGCCTCCTCATTTCGTCAAATTCTTCGAGTATGCTCTGGCTTCTGATTTCGCAATTTCAGTTACAGAGGATATTCAAAAAGCTCAATATTATGCCGCTAAATCTCAGGTTGCAGGAGCTAAAGCACGTTCTGTAGACTCCCAGGGAAGACCACAGATAGGCATCATAGATAGCCCCTTCGTTGATGTTAGGATGGGTGGTGATACCCTGTCAGGTAGGTTTTAATGGGACTCTGGACGATACAATCAAACATGAACAGGGGAGTGCTTGACTCTTCACTGGTGGGGCGTGTTGACCTTCAGTCATATTATAATGGTGTGGCTGAGGCTACCAATATGCTCTCTATCCCTCAAGGGGGAATGAAGAAGCGTCCAGGCCAAGAGTTTATAGGTGCTGCTCTGAGTGCTGGCCGCCTAGAGAATTTCAGTTTTTCCACTACTCAAAATTATCTACTGGTTTTTACAGATGATAGAATGCAGATATATAAAGACGATATACTTCAAACCAATATAAATGGTAGCGGTGATGATTTTCTTGTGACTCCTTGGGGTCTTGTAGAGGTACAGGTCTTTGATTACATACAGAGTGCAGATACAATCATAATCACACATGAAGACATTGAACCACGAAGAATAACTAGAACTAGCGACACAGATTGGACCATCACAACCCTCCCCATAACCAATACGCCTCAATTTGATTTTAATGATGTCTCTAGCCCCACACCTACAGATGAAATACAGGATCTTACCTTTGCCAGTGTATCGGATAGTGATCGCTTTAAGATATCCCTGAATGGTATCCTTACAGAAGAGATAGTTTGGGGTACAGATGTGGCAAATGATATAGCCTCTGCACTTCAAGATTTAGTGAATACAGGCAGTAGTGGGATATCAGCATCAAGGCTTGGTCTAGTTATTACTGTTACCTTTTCAGGAGATTCAGCAGATTCTTTTGATTTAATGGCTGCTACTGCTGTTTTAACTACTAGCGCATCTTTTAGTGGGATAGCGACCAGAACCCAAACAGGAGTATCATCAAGAGAGGATGCTTGGAGTGCCACTAGAGGATGGCAAAGAACCACCACTTTTCACGAAGGCCGTTTGTGGTTTGGTGGTTCCAAGTTTCTACCCTCCACAATCTGGGGGTCTAGATCCAGTGACTTCTTTAATTTTGACACTGGTAAAGTACGAGATGACGAAGCAGTAATAGCAACCCTCGATACCGATCAAGTAAATGCTATAGAAGCAATTTTTTCTAACAGAGTTTTACAAATATTCACAACTGGTGCAGAGTTCACAGTATCGGAAACCCCGATAACTCCCACCAATATTGCAGTTGCACCGCAGAGTCGATTAGGGTCAAGGCGTGTAAGGCCGGTGTCTATTGATGGGGTGACGTTGTTTGCCCAACGAACAGGTAAATCAGTCAATCAATTCGTGTTCTTGAATGATTTGCAGGCCAGCCAAACTAGAAGCATATCAGTCTTGGCCCCTTCTTTAATAAATAAGCCAACAAAAATGGCAGTGTCTCAAGGGACGGAGACTACAGATGCAAATTATGTAT